GCTGCCATGGTGAAGCTAGCGGGTATTCTCCGCGACCAGAAGCCCGCCGAAGTGACGAACGAAGATCTAGCGGAGTTCAGGAAGCGCTATGGCGTCTGATATGCTCCGAAAGTTAGCTGCCGAACTCCGTGACCAGACGGAAACTGATATTGAGGTACGTATGGTCAAGGTCGGCAAGGCATTACAGGCTGCTAGGGCGCTCTTGATGGTCCAGGACAAGGTGAAGACCGATGGCTGACCTACTCAAGATCGCGAATGTCCTCGAGAGGGCCGCCGCTCTAATTGACCTCCATGAGGCCGAGAAGACTGCGTCGATCCAGACCGAGCGGAGGGGCGTCGTTGACGCTCTCTCCAAGAAGTACGCCGCGGCTACTGGCGAGGAGCTTCCGCAGGATATCGCGGAGAAGCTGGCGTCTGGTGACGAGTCCGTCCTCAAGACGGTCCAGTCGATCGTTGAGAAGACCGCAGGTGCAGTCGAGAGTATGGGCCGTTCCAGTGAGCGTTCCGATGGTTCCAGCCAACCCATGACCAAGCAAGAGCGAGCTAAGGCCGCCTACGATCGCTTCGGTCAGTTCGTCAACTCCTAACCAAGTAGGAAGGAAACACTATGAGTCTCCTCGCTTCGAAGTTTGATATTCAGTCGGTGGACAACCCCCTTGCCGTTGCGGCCCTGGCTCAGGTGCTGGAAGTCGCTGTCGGCGCTACCTCCGGTCTGTACTCCGGCGGCACCGTCGCTACCGACTTCTCCGGTGGCACCCCGCTGACCGGCGCTGTGTCGATTCCCCCGGGCACCATCGTCGAGATCGCCTCCACGGGTCTCGCCGCGGTTGCCACCTCGACCGTCGCCGGCACCGAGCTCGTCGCTCCGGGCGTTCCGAAGCTGCTCTTCGTTGCCATCGACGGCAACACCGACTACTCGGGCGCGTTCGTGCGTAAGGTCACCGTGCTGCACGGCGGCATGACCATCGTCACCGACCAGTACCTCACCAGCGTCGCTGGTTACGTCCCCGGCGAGCCGGTTCACGTTGTTGCCGGCAAGATCGCCCGCGCTGATAGCGCTGGCGCGATTGTGGGCGCTCGCACCTTCGGCTTCGTCGGTCCGCTCGGGCTCAACGTGGCCACTGGCGTTCTGCAGGTCATCGTCCCCCAGGGCGCTGGTATCTAACGAACGCCATGCCTGGTTTCGATAAAGATGCCCGACGTAAGTACAAGCGGGAGTGGGCGCGCAAGCATGCGGACCGCAAGCGCTCCCACGTCATCGCCACGCGCTACGGCCTTACGGCCGAGCAGTACGAGGGCATGTTCACCAAGCAGGCCGGCACTTGTGCCATCTGCTTTCGACACCAGTCTCAGTTCAAGAAACGACTATGTGTGGACCATGACCACAGAACGAACGCCGTACGAGGTTTGCTCTGCACGGAGTGCAACTTGCTCCTGGGTTACGCGAAGGACAGTCTCGAGAGATTAGACGCGGCAAAGCAGTACCTCGAGGCAGGTGTTGGCGCAGCGCTCTAACTGTGGAACTTAACCGGGATTCGCCCGGACAAGATAACGGAGGATACCAAATGTCGTACAATGTCGAAACCCAACAGGTATCCGCTCAATTTGTCAATTCAAACTTCATCAAGAAGATTGAAGACGGGCGGATCAAGGAAGCTGAAGCCGAGGGCTCTGCCTTCGTGCGTGAGTACGTTAGGCAGGAGTCGTATGCCCGGGAGATCATCAACCCGGTGCTCCTGCAGGACGACGAAGTAGACCGTGACGAGAACACGGACGAGCCCAAGAAGATCATCGAGAAGGAGCCCAAGTCGGTGGCTACCTTCGTCCAGTTCCAGGGCGCCGGCCCGCGGACCTGGTTCAAGGGCCCGCGCTACTCGGTGTATTTCGGTAAGGTCGAGAGCCAGCACTTCACCAAGTCGAAGTTCCAGCTCATGACTTACCAGAACGACATCCGTAAGATCATCTCGGACAACTCCGTGAAGGATCTGGCGGACCAAGAGGACAAGAAGTTCCAGGACACCATCGACGAGCTGGTGTCGCTGAACTCCGCGACCGCTGCTGGTCAGACCACGAAGAACGCGGCCTTCAACGCGCGTGCTGCGTTCTCGGCCAACACCTTCAAGCGCGCTTTCCAGTCGCTTGTTGGTCGTAAGCGTCCCATTGGCAAGATGACCATGACCAAGGGCACGTACTACGAGGCGCTCGAGCTCACGGCTGACGCGGTCGGTATGGCTGTCGCTACCCGTCACTACGACGATGGCGTCGAGGGTGAGGACAAGCTGTGGGGCATTCCGGTGGTCACCACCATCAAGAATGACATCCACGACGAGGCCGGCGGCCCGAACGTGTACATCTACGCCCCCGAGTCGTACCTGGGCAACTTCTTCCTGCTCCAGGATGCCACCCTGTACATCAAGCAGGAGGCCGACATGATCTCCTTCTGGACGTACGCGGCCCCCGGCATCGGCATCGGTAACCGGCTGTCGATCCAGAAGATCGAGCTCGTTACCCCGTAATAATCTGGTGTAGTTCCAGCAGTTAACGAGGGGCGCTCCAAGTCGGGGCGCCCTTCGTCTTTATAGGCCTCGCCGCCTATGCTTTTCGAGGTACGCCATGCCCAAGCAACTCGAGATGGACACGCTTACGCAGATGAAAAACTTCGTGGCCGATAGGCCCGAGTTTGCTCTTCTGGCGTTTTCGATGTGCTTCAACATCGTACTATTCTTCATGTTGATGCGTTCAAAGGACCAGCACCTCAGGGCCATTGAGCGGTGGCTCCCCATCGTGGAGCGACTGAGCAATATCGTGGAGCGGTTCAAGCCACGGTCGAAGCCCAAGGCCCCTGAGGCCCCCGAAAACCAAACGGACGAGCCATGAAATCTCTCTTCGACCTAGCTCCGTCGCAACCGTCTCCCGAAGCGCAGCGTCGGCGTGCTTCTGTTATGCAGAGGGCTGCCGACCAGCTAAGTGCTCTAGATAAAAAGCTGGCTCAGCTGGAAGCACGTATGGTTGAAGACGATAACGAAGTGTCCCTGATCGTTCCGCTGCGTAAGAGGTAGACGATGCCCGTTAGCGCAACACCCGTAGTCAGCCCGCTAATCACGTCAGACGACGTGCGTATGTTCATGCGCGACGTAGCCGGGCAGGTCCCGGGTACCGGCGTGGTGAACATCATGTTCGACCTCCCTGAGTTCTCGGATGCGGACATCCAGCGCGCTATCAAGTTCACCGTTGCCCGCTTCAACGTCATTACGCCGATCTCCGCAGACGGCCAGTACAGCATCAACATCTGGCTCATGCTCCTAGGCACCTGCGAGTTCCTGATGCTCAGCGAGGCCATGCGCCAGCAGCGTAACCAGATGAGCTACGGCGACGGCGACGTCGCGCCTATCGGGATCGACGATAAGCAATCTCTCTATCTGTCTTTGGCGAGTGTTTTGAAAGCTGAATTTGAGGAGAAAGCGAAAGCATTTAAGATCAGTCGTAATGCTGAGATGGCTTACGGATCATTGGGGTCGGGCTATCGTTCGGCCTCACGGTTTCATCACGCATCGTGAACTATGCCTACCTGTACCAAATGTTTTACGGAAAAACCTGTCGCGGATTTTTACGCGGATAAATCTCGTGCAAGCGGGCACTACCCGTCTTGTCGCGGCTGTGTTAAAGCTCGCGTCAATACTAAATATGCGACCGACGGCAATTATCGTGAACGCGTAAAAGCTAACACACGTGCCACCGTCGCTAAAGATCCCGAGAAAAAGAGAGAGGGCGACCGCCAGTATCGCATAGAGCAAGGTGACGCATACCGCGCTAAAAAACGTGCGTACTATGCCGCTAATCGCACGGAACGTCGCGCGCAGCAACGCGAGTACCGTAACGCTAATATTGAAGTTGAGCGGGAGCGTACTCGCATTTGGACGCAGGACCATCGTGAAGAGAAGCGCGCTATGGACCGAGCCTACCAAAAGACTCATCCGGAAGTTTATCGCGCATCACGCCTTCGACGTAAGGCCCGTAAAGCAAACGCCGCAGGAACCGCTACAACCGCACAAGTTGAAGCGCGCATTGCTTACTACGGGCATCGCTGTTGGATGTGTGGCGGTCCCTTCGAACACGTTGACCACGTGATTCCCCTAGCCAGGGGCGGCACCAACTGGCCCGCTAACCTACGTCCAGCGTGTGCTACCTGTAACCTAAAGAAGGGCGCGAAGCCCTATACTTCCGTTACCCGAAAGGTAACCGCCGATGCGTCCTAACTTCTACCAGATGGGCCAACTCGAGGTCCTCGAGAAACTAGGTATGGCTCGCAACACCCCGGGTCTGCTTGGTGGCCCCCCGCGGGTAAGCGCGGGGTCGATCAACGAGGAATACAAGAACCTCTTGCTGCAGCATGGGGGCTCACCGATGGTGAGGCATCACCTTCGGGAAGCCGCATTACCCGTTCCTCAGGTTGCTCTTGATACGGCCGGTATCCTGGCGGCTATGCGAGCACGTCTACAAGGGCCTCAGAACCCTCAGGTTGCCGCGGCACAGACCGCAGAGGCCCAGGCGCGGTCCGGTGTGCTACAGGCCAAGCCGGTAGTTAAGGTATCCGCAGACATGATCCAGCCCGACCCGTTAGCGTCCTTCAGGCGGAGCGGTAACATCAGTCAGGCTTTCGACACGAACGCCGGTATGGGTAATAATTCACTAGGCAACCCTGGCATGGCCAATCCTCCGACCACCCTGTCCATGGGCAACCTATCTAACGCGATGCGCTGGCAGTCTGATCAGACCGGCGGAAGCGCAGTGGGGATTCCAGCATGAGCAGGTACTACGATTTCGGTTGTAACGCCGCCTTAGAGAAGTTCGCTGCCCCCATGGCCCCTGGCCAGATGGCCCCCGGCGTAGTAGCTCCGCCGAAGGTCCAGCCGGTCCAGCCGTCTCCCACGCGTCCCGCGGCTCAGCCGGCGGCCCAGGTCGGTAGGCCCGCTCCGGCCATGCCTACGGCCATGCCCCAGATCCAGCCGCCTAGGCCCGCGGTCCCGCTGTCTACGCCGGCGGCCCCAGGGGCCCCCGGGATGTCTGGTATCGCAGCGCCTCCGGCTCCCCCGGCTCCCCCTCAGGCCATCCAGTCGAACATGTTGGGCCAGGCCAACCAGAACAACGTAGCCAGGGTGTCTAGTGTTGGGGCCGTGTGATCAACTATGCTGACATCGCTGCTCGAGCGGCTCTAGTTGAATTCGGAATTAAAGAGTCCGAGTTCAAGCTATTCGGCGTTACCGCTAGCACTGCCTCGAGCATGGGCAAGCAGCCCGCGGGTAAGATCTCGCCCGATAACGGGGTCCGTACCCTCGGGACTAACTTCAGCGAAGGGCGCACGTCTCCTTCCCGTGAAGTCGGTAAGGCCTTCAACGACTTGAAGATGGGCCCGAAGAACCAGGACTTCCTCAACGAAATGAACGAGGGCTTGATCGGAGCCTCCCCCTAACCATGGCCCTGTCAGTATCCATCACCCGGACTACGCCGTTATACCCACACGGAGCTTACGTACAGTGGGATCTAAACGGCGCGGTGGAGGAAGGCACGTACTTCTTCTCTCTGTTCCGTTCGGGTAGTCCGAACGGACCTTGGGATGAGATCATGCCCGCTAGCGCCGGCGCGTACAGTTTCTTAGACCGGTTCCCTACCCCCTCGGTAGCGGGTTATCAAGACCCCACACAGTTGTCGCTTGTGCGCGGATTCTTCTACCGCGTCCTCTGTGTACCGCCTTCTGGTTTTGCTAACCAGACCGAGACCGTGATGGAGGTCGAGCCGACCCTCGAGGGCAAGCAACGCCTGATCAAGCGTAAGATCCTACGGGATGAAAGCTTGATGCTGCAACGCCTCAACGGCGTCCCGGTGGCTGTGCTTAAGCGTCGTCACTGGGGTACCCGCTGCACCAAGTGTTACGATAAGTACACTAAAGAATCAATGCGCTCTAACTGCACCAACTGTTGGGGCACTACCTTTGTCGGCGGCTATTTCGATCCGGTGATTACCTTCGCTAAGCGGGGTGTAACTCCAAATCAGATCGGTATGACCCCGCAGGGCAAGGCTGAAATCGCGACTACCAACGTTACTATGTTGGACATCCCCAGCTTACAGGACGACGACATCTTGGTGTTCCTCCGGGACAACAAGCGCTTCCTAGTAAAGCGCGTGCTGCCCACCGAGATCCAGACAGTCACCGTACATCAGAGGCTCGAGGTTAGTGAGCTCCCCCGCTCGGACATTATTTACCGCGTACAGGTTGACCCCTTCCGTACGCCTAGGCTCTTCTAATGGCTCTTCAGGGCGAACCTAAATTCTTCCCACGCATGCCCGGCCAACAGGCCGACGTCATGCCTGCGTCTCCCACGGCTATCGTCGCCATGTTCACCGAGATCGTCCGGGAGCGTTTCAGGCCCGCCAACGGTCTAGCTTGGGCTTGGTCGGAGTCGCAGACCCCAGAGATCACCGAGGACAACGACGGTTACAACCCCCGGAAGGTCTTGATCGAGCCCGCGTTTAGCGAGCACGCCGAAGCCCGTAACTACCGTCCCGCCATCTACGTCGATAAAGGCGAGACTGTCATGCAGTCCGTCGCGATCAATAACATGGCAGGTAAGCGGTTAGAGACCGGGCTTACCGGCTACTACGCTTTAGCTACGATTCCGATCGATATCGAAGTGGTGTCAGACAAGAAGGGCGAGAGCGCGACCATGGCCGACACGGTCTGGTTCTATATGCTCGCCGGCAGGAATCTGATCCAGGAAACCTTCAACTTGCACGAGTTTACACCCCCCATGTTGGGGAGGACCCTGCCCGGTGAGAAGGACAAGACCGAGTGGTCCACCCACGTCTCTTTCAACATTCAGACGCACCTGCGTTGGTTCACCCAGCCTGTGGCCCCGTTGCTGCAAAGCGTGGTCCTACACTACCGGGACTCAGGTGACCCAAATATCGATACTTACCTGTTAAAGCAGTATCTTCCCTAGCCGTGGTTTGTGAGGCACCCTCTAACCACCCTATTATTCACTCCGACAAGCCTTAAGGAGCCACCAACATGGCTAACCGCCCTGCCGTTCTGGTCTATCAGGAATTCGCGACTCTGAGCTTCCCGAGCACCACGCCCGAGCTCAGCGCGTGTATCGTTGGACCGGCGTATCAGATCGTTGACTACCCCGAAGATCGGTCTACCCTCGCCAGCGACGGGTTCGAGACCGTCAACTACGCCAAGGTTCTGGTTGGCGGCGCTACCGCCGAATACGGCTCGGCGAAGGATGCCTTCTTCACCGCTCCGGCCGCCGCTGTTGATCTGGCCTACACCGGTCTGATCAGCGGCGCTGCGGTCGATACCGCTTCGGTCAAGGTTTACGCCGAAGATATCCGCGGCCACGTGTTTACTACGGGGGCTACCCTCACCATCACGATCAACACTGCGTCGATTCCGATTGCTACCGACGCGGTTGTCGCTGGCGTCAAGGTTGGTGACTGGGCTATCATCAAGTCCGGCGCCACCACCCTGGTGCGGCGCGTCCGCGGCTTCGATAGCACTGGCGGCACCAACTTCGTGGTGCAGTTCACCTCGATGTTCACGCTGGGCTACACCAACTGCACCGTCGAGTTCCAGCGGGATCTTCCGGACTTCGAGCTCGCCTCTGACGACGTTACGGCGCTTAGCTCCAAGGTCACCGTCCTGGGTGCTCTGGCCATCGGCACC